AAGGGATCTAATATTTCGTCTCCAAGATGTCCACGATTTACAGGCTTTTCACTACTAAAAGGAAATTCAACTGTACGAGTTTCTTCATCAATTTTGAATTTAACTGATTTAGGTTCAGCCCTTAATTCAAGTGTTTCTAAATCACGTTGTTTCTTCTTTGTCATCGGATTGATTATTACTATTGACGTTCATCTTACTGTCTTTTTGATACGTAGACATATCAGTGTCAAATACTAGGTTTAGTTGAGCCGCGGCGTCCACCTCGGCTTTCCTCGCTGGCAATAGTTCCTCCAGGTCACCCCCGTTCTCACTAACGATTTGAGCTTGTGTTTTAAGTCCGGCTTTAATTGCTTCTTTTGCTGCAATAATTTCTTTTTGTGGGTCGACCCAATCCCACCCACGAGGGATCCAACGCACTTTTCTATACCGCTCCGGTTCTGTGTCATATGACGGTAAAACCAAAGCCCCGCTTAAGGTTGCCATCTCTAACCAAGCATCAAATACTCGACTATGGAAATTTTCTATTAGGTAGTTCTGAAGTGAACGGTAATGGTTGCGATCTTCTAAAAGAGATAAACGAGAAGAAGAATAATTAGTTTTTGAAAAGTCTTTGCTGACACTTTCATATGAAATTCCGCATCCGCTGGCAACACTTCTAAGCATTGCTGACATAAATTCAGGGAACTCGCTATTTGGTGAATCAAAGTCAGGGACAGTGACGGATTCGCCAGCTTGGAGGTAACTAAACTTACCGGGTTCAAATTGTGAAACTCTTTCATTGTCGTAAACTTCGCCGCCTTGATCTAGTTCACCTTCGGGGCTGGTAATAAATCCCATTAACGAACTTGCCGCCCTTGCCCTAATCACTGACGCCTCTTGAAAGCCTGCTAAATGATGCAAAGACAAGATAGAAGAACTTAACCACGGTTCCCCTCTTGACTGGCTGGGCCTATTGCTAACAAAGATATGACATATTTCACTAGCTGGAACAATCATGTGTTCCCGTTGCCCTACAGGAGTACCAAAGGGGGTATCTCCGGGGTGTTTCTTCAAGAAGGCGTAATTTTGTGCTCTACCAAAAGAGTCCTGTTCTATTCCCATCCTCCAGATATTCTTTTTCTTAGAACTGCGTCCCGTATATTCACTATCTAATTGATCAGCTTCTAACAATTCCAACGCAAAAGGAATCTTTGAACGTCCGAAAGGTTTTCTAACAAATCGAACAAATATCTCACCATCAGTTACCAACGAACGAACAATAATTTTTTCAATATCGGTAAAACATAATCTTCCGGCGGTATGGCAAGAGTCGTACCTTTTCCAATTGCTCCAAGCCTGTTCTATTTGATTATTAATTTTTGTATCTAGGCGTTTACCCCGTTGTTGCCTCACTTGCGCTTGCAGTTTTATTCCCTGCGCTCCAATTGTGTTGCTTTCTATCGCTCTTACTGCTTGACGTGCAAACGGACTATTTCTTACTAAGTCCCTCGACTTATATCTAAGGGGAGCAATAGCACCTTTTAAAGCAGCGTCAGCCGAAGAATTACTAACAGACCAATTAGAAGTAAGACGGCTAGAAGTTGCAGCATCATAACCTCGCCTTCTTCTAGGTAAAACCGATGGGTTAGGTGGTTCTGAGGTGAACAATCCTTTCCAAGCATTTACAAGACCCATGATTTAAAACCTGACAAATAGTGAATGAGGATTACCAAGACCATTAGCGATCATGTTCGCTTTCTTTTCTCTAACCACTTCCGCTTTTAATTGGCTTTCCCTTGTTCTTAATTCTGGTAGATCTAAATATTTAAAGGTGCGACCTCCAATCGAATATTCTTTTCCCTTATTGTTGATAATTCCACGAATTGCAGCAGTAACGTTATCTAAATCAACTTGAGCAGTCGATCTCCCATCAAATGCGCTAGCCGTTCCGGTATAAATTAATTGTGCTTTAACTTCAATTTGACCCTCATATAAAGTAACTTCATCACCTGATTTAACGGCGTGAATCTGATAAAACCACTGCCCCGCGTTCATCGTTGCCGTTGAATCCGCTTCGATAACAAACTCCCAACCATCAGTAAAAGCAGTTCCAACAATTGTTTTTGCTTCATTCCCTGCGTTGAATCTTAAATACGCCTTACACGTATAATCGGCATTCGTAACTCTTTCATTTAACCAATTCACCCCTGCTGGGATACGCCAGCGGACAGTATCACCCGCGCGAAAAATACTAGGAATCATTTGGAATCACCATTGATTGACATAACCCTTCGTATGCGTATCACTATTCCGTAAGTTTAGCTTGTTTTTGCCACTTGAATTAGTTGGATTTAATAGATTTTTAGCGAATTTATCCCACATTGAACGCCTATTATGGGTCTGATAGAGCCTTAAAACGCAAGAATAGGAATATATAAGCTCATCCCATGCCTCATTACGTGCGCCTGACTTTAATTGCCAAACTCTTTCGTAAATTCTCCCCCTTTTATATTTCCTAACTTCTTTCTCTGCTGTTAATTCTTCAAAGTATTCTTCACTGATTGTTGGGTAGAAATGCAAGTAGCCATCGCCAGGCTCGGCATCTCTTAGCCTTCTATATAAATATGATTTTACCTTATTAACACCAATACTAAATAACTTAACGCTATTTTTTAACACCTTTCCTTTTGAACCATATTCGACTTTATTCGGCTTGCCTAGCATGATGTCACCTTTTAATCGGTCAACACCTTTAATTGGCATAACACCCATTGCAACCCGATCTTTAGCCCATCGGTAGACTTCTTCTGTGTAGTGGCCTCCTGAGTCAATCGCAGCCGCTTGGATCTTTAATTCAACCCCGTCTTCATTTTTATAAGGCGTTGTTAATACATCATCTAATTGGTTCCATACGTCTTGACGGCCAATATTTCCATATAAAACAATACGATCAATTAAATAAAGTTGTTCGGGTCGATCATAATTAACAGACTCAACAGGAGCGCCAGCCCCCCAAATAGACATCGATAAACGGTCATCTTGCGTATCAATTCCAGCTACTAAACACAAAACTTCTCTTGGAGGAACGCCGCGTTTATATGTTTCTTTCGCTGCCCTTTCCATTAATTGACTAGCACCAACTTTTCTTTCAAATTCGTCCGTCCATAATGCACCCTCGACAGTATTCCTATAAGTCTTTATCTGTTCAATATTTCCCTGGCATGAAAGCCATTCTTCTATTAATTGAGGCCATGAAGCATTAGGTGAATAACTATAAGCCGCCCAAATATGAAAACCTGCATGTTTTCCGCTTCCCTCTTCTGTCTTCCTCCATTCACCTCGTTCAACCATCCACCTTTTCTTTTCGTGAGGAATTAACACCCCACAAGATTCACAAGCGTATTTAGTTGTTAAAGGATCATCATCCGTCCAACTGAAATTTTCAAACTTTAAATATTGCATGCGTCCGCAGTCTGGACAGGGACAAAAATAAAACCTTTTATCCGATTTCTCCCATAATTTTTCAACGGCTGAAAAGTCCTTATCTGTTGGCGTGCTGCCTGCAACAATTTTTCTATTCCAATAAAAGTCTGTTCTTTTTACTCCTAGTTTTATTGGGTCGCCTTCAGAACCCGCACTACTTGGATAGCCATCTACCTCGTCAAATAAAACTACTCTTCTACTAACCCTGCGGAACCCACGCGGCGAGTTTGCACCGACTAAACCAAGTGTACCTCCATGAAACTGTTTAGATAAAAGTGTGTTTGTTCCGTCCTTTGCTTTTGCATCACTTACCAAACCATTTAAACAAGGGGTGTCCCTAATCATTACCGCTATTTCTTCCTTTGAATAACCGTTGCAATCATCAAGAGTAGGTTGAACGACCATGATCGGGCATGGGTCTTGATGGATGTGATAGCCGATTAAATGATTGAGCATCTTTGTATATCCAACCCTTGCGCTTTTCATTACCGTTACTTGTTCAATATCTGGATCAGTCATTGCGTCCATAATTCCTACTTGATAAGGAATACTTTTCCAACGCCCACCCTCGGAACTTGATTCAAGTGATAAGCGAGCGTATCTAGAAGCCCATTGACTAAGCGTTAATTTCTCCGGCGGTTTAAATGCTAATAACGCATCTTTTAAAATGTCGGTAGCACTATTCATGCCGCCTCTACATTTTCAACTGCTAAATCTTCAAGCGTTTCTCTTACAATCTCATCTAATAAACCCATTGCCCCTTTATCTAGATCGGGTATTCGTTGCTTTGCTTTTGTCGGTATCCCTAAAACCTTTGTCTTGGCAATTGTCACTAATTGAACCCATGCTTTTTTTACATCTTCACTAGGAACTAATAGTTTCTCTCTTTCCTCAACATCTATTTCTGCCAACCTTGCCATCATCGCCTCACGTTTTGCCCTTGACTCGTTGAAACTAGGAATCTCTTCGCTATCTCTTTTTACAATCTCTGTTTTTCTTCCTCTGGGATGCGAAGGGTCTGAAGTTTGTTCCCATAATTTAAACGCCTTTTCTTTTTCTAAAAAAACTTTTCCATCACGGTTAACTTTTGCCTCATCTAAACGCCCACTCTTCAAAGCCTTGCTCACCGCTGCTTTTGTAACTTTTATATCTCTACTAAATTGTGCCGCCGTGACTAATTCCATATAAAAAGTTAACCATACGCCTGCATATTAGTTAACGGTTAACTACTTAGTCCT